ATCTAGAACTTCAAATAGTTTTTTATGTTGGTCCATAATTTCTTTATCTGAATCCATCATCTTATCTACTTGATCTTCTAGTTTTAAAACTTGTGCTTGAAGTGTATGTACTTTATCTTCGTGTACTGCTTGAATAGTTGAGAGTTCAAATGTTCTAGATAGACTCCAGCCGGCTAACGCCAACAAAATTCCTACCAACATTGTCATTAATTTTTCTATCATTGGCAGCTGTCGCATTCTCCAGTGTCATCTACTACAACACCATTGTTTTCATAAGATAGATCTTCTGCTTTTGAGTGGCAATCACAATTTCCACATTGACAGATGTCTCTGTACTCATCAATATGTTCTTTGCCACCGCAGTGACAATCATGATTACAACTTTTACATTTATTCATCTTTTCCTCTTGGTAATCCACTAGTCAACCAATCTAAAAATTTTCGGAATGGCCAAAGAATAACTCTTAATATCTTTTTTAACATAATGTTCTCCCATTAAAATATTATAGCACCAATAATAAGTCCAATAACAAAACCAACGACGTGATCTCTATAGTGTAAAGACCAAACATCCCATTTTACTTTTAGTTTTTTTAATACTTCATTCATTGTTTTTCTCCTCTAAGTTAGTGTAGTGATAATCATAACTACCTTCTTCATGTTCATCCGTAATCCATTTTGAAGTTGTTTCAACAGACCAAGTTTTTGTATTTACTAATCTGTTTATTAAGTTCTCCGATGGATCTGCAGCTAATGATGGGTCAAATACTCGTAACCTATTATTAGGCTGAATGGCATAATTGCCGTCATCTAACTCAATTACGTGACCGCATTTATGTTGGTCAGGCTTTTCTGAATAACCGAAGTTTAATTCATTATAATCACCTGGGCACCAATCAATGGTGAACAAATACGTACCCTCTCTTACCACCTTGCGCCTAGATATATACGTCATCTTAGCACCCTTTAAGTGATAAAAAGTTGTAACGCCTACATTATAACTGAAACTGTCCCACATTACCAGCTCATTTAATGGTAATTCTTTTACTCCTGATTTAGTACAAAAGGCTGAAATTGGTGCTCTCCACCACAGCCCACCATCTTCCATCATATAATGAAATAAAGGCACTTGGCCTGGCATTGAAGTAAAACCAAATATTACGCAGGAAAAATATTTATCGTGTGAATCTTTTTGATCTCGGAGATAATTTCCACGGACGTAACATTCTATGATTGGTATATTGGCATTTAAGTACATAGTTAATCATTTATCTCCCCCCAGTTATCACCTGATTCATAGTCAACCTTATTAGGAACTTCGAGTGTAACTGCGTTTTCCATAATCTCGATGACCCGCTTAGCTTGTGCCTCATTTTCAATAGACAAATCTAATTCATCGTGGATTTGTATATGCGGTATTATTCCTTCTTTGTAAAGCTCTAACATAGATTTTTTTGTCATATCAGCAGCACTACCTTGAATTAATTTATTTAATGCTTTGTATGTGTAAGCTCTCCTGATTCCTGGTCCATGTTCCCTGAGTGCTTCTTCGTGAGGCAACGCTTTATGCATACCGAACTGATTCGGTTCCCATAAATGGAAGCGACAAAGCCGACCTAATAAAGTTCTTATCTGTCCTCTGTCCTGTGCTCTGTTAGAAGCTTTCTCCATCAACTGTTTAACAAACGGTACTCTCTGGTGATAGGTGTTAAATAATTCTGCCGCTTTTTCTTTAGTAACACCTAATTCTGCTTGAAGCTTAGCCTTACCCATTCCATAGAATAGTCCAAGGTTAATTGTCTTCGCTTGTGAACGTGGTATCTGAGCCATGTCTGCTACTGTTTGATGGAAATCTGCGTTAGAGTCTGTGTTGTATGCATCAATTACATCATAGACTGATGGTAGTTTATATAATGATGCATAGTGTACTACTAATCTTGGTTCTTGTTGTGAGTAATCAAAGACTCCCCACTTACAACCTTCTTCAGGAATAAATAATGATCTGATCTTAGGTCCCAGATCCTTGTTCCGTGCAGGAATTTGCTGGAGGTTTGGATTCTGATAAGAAAATCTTCCAGTTACTGTTCCTCCTCCTGCATTTCTTAATTGGTTTATCTCTGCATGTATTCTTCCTTTATGTTCATATCTTAAAATAGAATCAATAAAAGTTGTATGAGCTTTATTAATTTCTCGTGCTTTAGCAATCATATTTACAACAGGATGTTTATGTTCTTGTAAAAAATTTTTAGTAAATGATGGTGCTTCTGTTTTTTCTGTACGTGGGTACTCTAATCTTAATACATCAAACACATTAGCAATACTTCTTGCCGCCCATATCTGTGTATCAATATTTGTTTCTCCTTTTATTTTATGGAGTAATTCTTTTTCTGCTTTTTTAAATTCTGTTTTCATTGCATGTGCTCTTTCAATATCTACACGCACACCTTTGAATCTCATGTCAACCAGACACGGAAATAGATCTGATTCTAAATCAAATATATCTTCCAGGTCCTGACTAATAATTTCTTTTTTCATTTCTTGCCAAAGACCAAAGGTTACTTCAGCATCTCTTTCTGCATAAGCACCAACATGCATAGAGGGTAGTTTATACATTTCAGATTTAGGGTCTATGCCCCATTCAGATGCAGCTTCTGCTAATGCTGCTTCATTCTTACCATAACCCAGGTAATGCCACGATAAACTATTGAGATCATAACGAAATCTGTTCTCATCAGTTACTGCTGCTGCAATCATAGTACATGCTATATCACCATTAATCTTAAAGCCCATAGCTCTTAACCAGCAGACATCGTAAATAGCATTGTGAAAAATTTTTGTTGATGGTGCTTCTAATACATCTTTTAACCAAGATAAAACTCTTGATCTATCCATGTTACCACCACCTTCGTGAGCAATTGGAAAATATCCTTTATAATATTTTGTTGCAACTGCAATACCAATTACTTCTCCATTACCAATAACAGAACCAGATCCTTTTTTAATTAGATCAGGATCTTTTGTTTCTAAATCTATTGCAATCTCTTCTACCTGACGTAAGTCTGGAAATTCTGTAGGCTTAACCCATTCTGTCTGGGCTTCAAACTTAGGAATCTTCATCTATTATCCCCCATGAATTTTTATTTGATGTTACTTTTGATTCGAAGACCTGACTTTTTTCTGCTTCTTCTCCATAATCTCTTTCAATAATCATTTCGATAAAGTGAATTGCTTTTTCCAAATCTTGTCTTTTTCCTTTCATCCTGTGACGGATTATGTATTTTATAGCACACCCTTCTGGGTAGAGCAACTCATTTTCAATCACAAATTTACTTGGCTGAATTTTAAATTTTTGATAGTGTTGTCCGCCGATTTGTTTATCCCACACTTTCGATGTCATATCCTTTTGCCTCCTTTTTTGCTGTCAATATATATAAATTTTGTAGAGTTCTTGTAACCCCTACATACCATACTCTGTGTTCTTCATCTTCTTTCGCAAGACTTTTTTCTGTCGCCTCTCGAATTGTTTTTGTATTATCTAAAATTAATAAAACGTTTGTGGCCTCTCCTCCTTTTGCAGAATGTATTGTAGATAATTCAACTCGCGCATCTCTATGTAATTCTTCTTCCTGTCTTAACATTTCTCTAATATATAAACATTCTTCCGGATCAACTGTAAACACATCAAACCATCTTTGAGTATTACTAAATCCAAATTCTTTTAAATCATATAACCTTTCTTCGTTAAGAGCGTGGTTATAAGGAACACAGTCTAATACATCTCTTACTTCACTTAAAGATAATTTCTCTCCTTTGTTTTGCCATCGGGTGTAGTTTAGAATGCTTCTAAACAAGGTAGACTTAAAACTTTTTCTACCTTTAAATTGAAAATAAATTCCCATATCTCTTAAGATTGGTTTAAGTTTAGTAAGTCTATCATTAGTTCTCGATAGAATTAACCAGTCCCCTGTATTTAATGGTACATCTTCTATAGAAGTAATATAGTTTACAATGCCTTCTTCATCTCTAGCTTTCCAATTCTTTTTAATTCTTCTGTCATCTGGTATTCTATTTAAAATTTGATCTGCTACATGTTGTACTGCTTGTGGAACCCTATGAGATTGTGGCAAAATAATGTCTTTTTTTGACTCAATATCCTGAAATTGTTTAACATCTGCGCCTGCCCATCCATAAATAGCTTGATCATCGTCGCCAGCTAGTATAACATATTTAGAATTTTTCCGCAGAATATCTACCATTTTCCACTGTATTGGCGATAAATCCTGTGCTTCATCAACAAACACTACGTCATATTTCGGACACATTTCGGCCACATTAAACCTTTCGATCATATCGGTGAAATCATACAGCTTAAAAGATTCTTTATAGTTAGTTAATTCTTTGTCTAAAATATGTAATAAATTTTTTTCCAGTTCATAGGAATACATCCCTGTATTATACTCCTTTTCAATTGGTATCTCTTTGATCCTTGCAGCATTAATTAAATTAAAATATTCACTATCGGAATCTACAAATCCTGTGGACTCTTGACCATTTGAATAAACCGTTACTTCAATTCCCAGTTTTCTACCTATATCCTCATAATGTTCATCCTGCATCACCTCACTTTTTTTCATACCTAGTCTATGAAATGCTAATGAATGAAGTGTTTGAAAATATTTTAAATCTTTCTTCTGTAAATATTTATATGTTTCTAACATTCTATTGATAGCTTCCGTGGCTGCTTTAGTAGTAAAAGCAAAGTAACCGATCTTCTCCAAAGGAGTTCCCAGTTTATAAAATGTTTTAACATAATTAATAAGTTTTGTTGTTTTCCCTGTTCCCGGAGGCCCGTATATTTTTCTACTGATCACATTATCTCCGTCTTATGTTTTATTTTGGTGTGGTATATTGGGACTTCTTCAAATGACTTTATATTTATTTGTATTACATTTTTAGTAGAAGAATTATATTTTCCTTTATCTTTAGTAGGAAATCTTTTTTGATCCAGGAATTGTATTTCACATTCTCTGTAGGTAGTTTCCATTATACGCCCTGTTTTTTCTTCTTTATATTTCCAATCTTTAGCTCTTAATCTGTCATAAAACTTTTCAAATTTAAAAAATGCATACTCTCCTTCTATTAATACGGAGCCAGTTTTAAATGCTGCATCGGTTGTTGCTCTTGGTCCGTTTATTTTTGCATGTAATACATCATGTAGTTTTTCTTTTGGTGATGTACCAATAGGTGGTTGCACAGCTTTCTGTGTTTTATATAATTCATCCATTACGGTCTGTTCTTCTTCACCTTTAATAAGAGGCGGTAAAAATCCTGCTGCTTTTGCTATCGCATTTCTACGTTTACGTTGGTCATTTAAATGTTCAATTGATTTACAGTGTACTGTTGCTGTTGCGATACCATCTGGTTTAGTGACATCAAATTCGTATTCAGGTTCTTCAAAAATTTCTATCTTTCTTAAGCTGCTCAGTATTGGATAAGATCCTTTTGATCCTGCTAGTACTCCAAATTTCTTTTGAACACATATACCTTTCTTACAGAAATCAGCTAGTGGACTCTGTGTACAAGTGTATCCCTTGTCTGATTTTTTCCAGGACCTTAATTTAGCATTTAATGTTTTATCGTCCCATGCATTTGCATGCTTCTCTTCAAAAAATTTAACTGGAGCATTCTTAACTTTTTGTTCCCAGCCATCAGAGTATTTCATTTTAGCAAAGACATGATAGTTGTACATAAATCGATCCTTACCATCAAAACCCTCTCTACCGGATATCTTAGATATCTCAGCTAGGCATGGCGGACCGTCTACTAAATCTCCATCAACTCCTTGATATATTTTTTGGTCTATATTTTCTGTAATCTTTTTTAAATCTTCCTTAGAAACTAAATTAGCTTCCACTACTTTTAGAAATTTTTCCAGATCAAACGGTGTCCCGTCTATATTTAGCGCTCTTCTTTTACCTCCATAATATGGAAGGTTTATAAATTGTCCCGGTTTTAAGTTCCCTGTTTCCTCGTCCGTTGTTAGTTCGGTTTGTTTAGGAAAGACTTCACAGTCTGGTTTTAATTTAAATAATGGTAATAGATTGCTTAAGAAAGATTTAACTGCTTTTGAATCTGTAAATTCATTCATAAATAAAGTTAAATGTAAGCCACCACTTTTAGATTCGACAGGTATTAAAGGTAATTGATAATCTTGTATAACGTCTATATAAATTTTTTTATTAAAGTCCTCGTAGTCTTTGGGGTCAACATCTATAACCCCGAATCTTACTTCTTTATTCTCATTACATGGTTGAATTCCAATTGATAAATTGCCCTTTATATGGGCCTCATAAACCTTTTCAGTTAAAGGTTCGTAATTCCATCTGTATACTGGCTTCTTCTTTCCGCTTTCTGGGTCTACCTTTGCTTCTCTATGTTCAAAGTCAGCTAGACCATACGCCGCCCTATAGCCATCAAAATATTTTATATATCTTTTATCCATAACTTTAGTTTGTGTGGGCCTTCCACTCTCGCTTTCGGCCCACACTGTGCACTCATTCTCTTAGAGAATTAGATAATGCTTTGATCCTTTGGTTTATCTTCGCCGTGTTTCGCCTTGACAGCACCTTTAGAGATGCTTTCAGAAAACGATTTCGCTTGTTGATAAAGTTGTTGATCAGTTATGGGTCCAACCTTACTTACTTCCCAACCAAACCAAGTGCCTTTATCGTTTGACATTTGGGTTGTTTTTAGTCTGTAAATATGGCTAAAAGATGCCGGTGTAAATAAACCGTTTTG